GGGTGTGATGCGTATTTTAATTCCATTAGCTTCTTAGAGCCGGTGATGAAGACTGTGCCTGCCACAGATGAGGACGGCGTTTTCCTCAAAGACGACAAAGGGCATACCGTGTACAAGCAGGTGCCGGTCAAGACCTTGGACGGCAAAGACGCTGTGCAGACGGCATGGATCGAGCCGCCCAGCATTATGGGGTTGTGCTTGTTTCTGGGACTGCACCGGTCTACCTTTCTGCGCTATGGAGATCTTGACGGCGAGGATGAAGAAAGCAAACGGTTTCGCAACACGGTAACGCGTGCGCGGGGGCGTGTGGAGGCATACAACATTGCCAAGCTGGAAGACAAGAGCGCGGCGCGAGGTGCCATCTTCAATCTGCAGAACAACTTCGGCTGGGCAGAAAAGAAGGAAGTGGAGATGGGAGAAAAGACACGCGAAGCTGTGGCCTATGGTCAGGGTATGACCATGAAGGAGAAGATCGAATGGCTCAAGGCACAGGGAATGGATGTGAGCGGGTTTGAGTAAGCGTGTATCCACACAAGAGGGGACGGTTGTTTCGATCGATATGACCATTGCGATGGTCATGTGGATGCAGTATGTGAAAGAGAAAAACAACGAAACCTTTTTGCCGCTGCTGACGGATGAGCACAAGCATCTGATCCTGAAGGGCGGCGGTGGTTCCGGCAAGAGTATCTTTGCAGGCTTCAAGATCCTGGACAGGTGCAAGTGGGAGGCAGGCCACCGCTTTCTGGTGGTACGAAAGACCGCCAAGAGCTTGCGTGAAAGCTGCTTTCATCAGCTGTGCGATCAGGCCATGGAGCACTATGCTGCTGATATTGAGAAAATCCCAAAGGGAAAAAGCGCAGAGATGTATATCCGCTTCCGAAATGGATCGGAGATCATCTTTGCAGGACTGGACGATGTGGAGAAGCTCAAGTCCATTCACGACATCACCGGCATCTGGATCGAGGAGGCAACGGAGGTATCGGAGCAGGATTTTGACCAGCTGGATATCCGATTGCGCGGCGAAACGAAATACTACAAGCAGATCATTGTGACCTTCAATCCTGTGTCTGTGACCCATTGGCTGAAGAAACGTTTCTTTGACCGCAAAGACCCCAAGGGCCGTGTGCGGATCCATGAGAGCACTTACAAGGACAATCGCTTCCTGCCGGAGGAAGACAGACTGACACTGGAAGCATTTAAGGAAACGAATTTTTATTACTACACCGTTTACTGTCTCGGTATGTGGGGTGTGGTTGGCAGAACATTCTTCCATGCGAGAAACGTTCAGGCGAGACTGGAACTGAAACTGAAGCCGAAGCAGGTAGGACGGTTCTGCTATGACTACGATGGCAGGAAGATCAAGAACATTTGCTTTGTCGAAGATGCCAAAGCAGAGGTGAAGATCTACGAACTGCCGCAGCCGGGACGGCCCTATGTGATCGGCGCGGATACGGCTGGCGAAGGCTCGGATGCGTTTGTGGCGCAGGTGCTGGACAACATCACAGGCAAACAGGTGGCGATCCTGCGTGGTTGCTACGACGATGGCATGGATGAAGGTCTGTTTGCGCATCAGCTGTATTGCCTGGGCAAATGGTATAACGATGCTTTGATCGCAGTGGAGACGAACTTCTCGACCTATCCGCAGAAAGAACTGGAGCGACTGGGATACAACCAATTCTGGGTGCGTGAGAAGGTGGACGAGTTCACCGGCGGCATTGTGATGAGCTATGGGTTCCGTACCACGAAGATCACAAGAGCGGCGATCCTTGGTTTTCTGCAATCGGTGGTTCGTGAGACACCTGAGGTGCTGATGGACAACACCACCATGGAGGAGATGCTGACATTCACCATGAATGAGCAGCGGCAGCTGCGACCTGAGGCGGAAGCCAATGCTCACGATGACTGCGTAATGGCCATTGCCATTGCGTTTAATGCCAGAAGTCAGCAGCGGATGACGGTGGCAGCTTCCGTGGAGAAACGGACAAGCGCATGGAGCGAGGATATGTGGGAGGACTACCGCAGTGCCGGTAGCGATGAAAAGAAGATGCTTCTGGAAATGTGGGGGCATCCGGAGTAGGAGGAACATATGAGCAAAAAGCAGGACAGACAAAAGCTGGATTACTGGCAGGGGAGAGTGACCAAAGCAAAAAGCCTATGGGCAACTGAGCAGGAGGCCATGGATCGCAGAGAGAACCAGTACAGTGGAGCCAGAAAGGTTCGCAAACTGATCGACAATGACAAAAAGACTCAAAGCCAGCATGTGTATAACATTACGGCAGAAAATATTGAGTCCATTGTGGACAGCAACATCCCGAAACCCAAGGTCACGCCCAGAAGAAAAGAGGATGAGGGCCTTGCAAGGATCATTGAGCATATGCTGATGAACGAGCTGGACAGACTGCGCATGGAGGAGATCAACGATCAGCAGGAGCGGACATGCCCCATTCAGGGCGGCACGATCTTCTTGTGCGAATGGGACGAAGGAGAATGCGGCGCTGATCATGCCGGGGAGGTACAGGTCACAGCTTGTCATCCAAAGATGCTGCTGCCGCAGCCCGGTGTATACACCGGTATTGAGGATATGGACTATGTGGGCTTGCTTGTTCCGGACACCAAGGAAAATGTGAAGCGCAGATACGGCATTGATGTCTCCATGGAGCAGGAAACGGATCCCGATGTGAAGACCATCGGCGGAGATACGGCCGAGGATATGGTGACAAGAACGGTGATCTACTACCGCAACGGTGACAGCATCGGCAAGTTCCACTATGTGGGAGATACGGTGCTGGAAGATCTGGACGACTGCCAGGCAAGGCGGAAGCGCCGTTGCGCCAAGTGCGGCGCACTGGAAAATACAGAAGCGCTGATCTTGAGCAGACCGACCATGGATGGCACGTATCCGGAAGGAGCAGAGACAGAGCAGAAAGCGGAAAAGGGCGCCTGCCCTTATTGCGGAAGCACGAAGTGGAATGACAGCAAAGAGGAGTACATGGAACTGCTGACACCTGTTTCCATCGGCGGTGCGATGTACGGCGGTCAGGCCCAGGAAATGGATGAATACGGGAATGTGGTGGCGGTGGCCACAGAACGAATTCCGTATTACAATCCAAGAGTTTTCCCGATCATCCTGCAGAAGAATGTATCCAAGTTTGGGCAGCTTCTGGGAGACAGCGATGTGGACAAGATCGCAGATCAGCAGAACACGGTCAACCGTATGGAGCAGAAGATCATAGACAAGTTGCTCAGTGCCGGCAGTAAGGTCAGCTTGCCACCTGACACCAAAATCACCATCGATCCCAAGGATATGAGCGTTTGGAGATTGGAGAGCCCGGAGGCAAAGCAGTACATTGGCGTGTACAATCTGGAGGGTGATGTGAGTCAGAATCTTGCCTATCTTGTACAGGTATATCAGGAGTCGAGAAATATCCTCGGTATTACTGACAGCTATCAGGGCAGAGCAGACTCCACGGCGACCTCCGGCAAGGCGAAACAGTTCTCGGCGGCACAGTCGGCAGGCCGTATGGAGAGTAAGCGAGTTCTGAAAAATGCCGCCTATGCAAAGCTCTTTGAGATGATCTTCAAACTGAAGCTGGCCTATTGCGATGAGCCGCGCCCGGTTTTTTACAAGGACAACCATGGTGAAAACCAGTATGAAGAATTCAACAAAATGGACTTTTTGAGAAAGGTCGGAGATGAGTGGCAATGGAACACGGACTTCATCTTCTCGGTGGATGACAGTGGTGGACTTGGAGCAAATCGCAGTGCCCTGTGGCAGGAGCTGACAGCGCAGCTGCAGGCAGGTGCACTTGGCAATCCTGCAGAGTTGGACACCCTGATCGACTACTGGGCAGCCATGGAGGAGCTGCACTATCCCACAGCAGGACAGATCCGGAAGAAGTTGATGCAGAGAAAGCAAGAACAGCAGATGCAGGCAGCTCAGATGGCACAGATGCAGGCAATGCAGCAGACATCGGGTCAGGTGCCTATGCAGCAGCCTATGATGCAGCAACCGATGGTATAAAAAGGGCAGCGCCTGCTCCATTGCGGAGCGGGCGCCTTTTTAAGTTCGGGATAATTGAGGGGTAAGACATGGCACAATGAAGCAAATAAACCGAACGGGGAGGTGAGTAAGATGAGTGAAAAGGGTTATAAGGGCAAGATCACCAATTCCGGCGTGCAGGTCGTGAAGGCGCCGCACAGCCAGGAACACACTGCCAAGGGCACAGTGATTCAGAAAGGTACGGATTTGCGTACATCCAACAGTGGCGGAAAGAAGTAAGTGCCACATGAAAGGAGAAAACTTATGTCAGAAGTCATAAACGAATGGGAAGTGTTTGGGTTGGAGGCTCCCACAGAAGAGCCGACACAGGAACCTTCCGAAGGCGGACAAGAGCCGGCCGTCGCCGAACCGGCCATCGAAGGCGGACAAGATCCGGAGATCGCCGAACCGGAAGATGATGAAGATATGGAGCCTCAGCCGGCAGAAAAGAAGCCTTTGACCAAAGAAGAGCGCAGGGAAAATGCCCGGCGCCGCAGAGAGCAGGAAATGACGGATGCAGTCAATGCCGCTTTGGAAGAAGAACGCAGAAAAACCAATGAACGCCTGAGTGCGTTCTTTGGCGAAGCGAAAATGAAAAACCAATATGCCGGTGGAGCGGAGATCACCACGCTGGAACAAGCTGAAAAGTGGGCAGAGGATAACAAGCTGGCAGGCGTTCAGAGAGATCTGAAAGCAGGCAAGCTCACGATGGAAGCGCTCCAGAAAGTGGTGGATGAAAGTCCCACGGTCAAGAAGCTGCAGCAGGAAAATGAGCAGGCACGGCAGCAGCTTCAGGCACAGGCGGGACAGCAGTTCCAGAAGACTGTGGAAATGGAACTTGCCCAGATCAGAAAAATCAATCCTGCAATCGAAAGCTTGACGGACATTCTGCAGATGGACACAGGCAAGGAATTTGCGCGATTGGTACAGACTCATGGTCTGGGTTATCTGGAAGCCTACCGATTTGCCAACATGGACAGCATGATGGCACAGGCTTCTGCGGTAGCGGCGACAGGCGCCAGAAACATGGGCGGCGGCAAAGGTCACATGACTGCCACCAGACCCAGAGGAGACGGCGCTGTGGAAGTGCCTGCCGATGTGAAAGAAAACTTTAGACTCTTGATGCCCGGGATCACTGATGAGGAGATCCAGAGGGAGTACATGATCGGGCATAAGAAGTGAGCGCGGTGCGTGGCTGGGGTGCCTACACGACAATCCCCCAGTCACGGCAAGCCGTGACAGCCCCCTTTACACAAGGGGGCCTTTGAAAAGAAGGAGTGTGAAATCAGATGTTTATCCCTGAAAAGTATGTGAGAAGTCAGGTGGAACCTTGGGAGCAGCAGCCTGCCAGTGCAGGTCTTGCTCTGAAGGTTGGCACTGCGGTGAAGCTGGCAGATGGTAAACTTGCTGTCTGCACCGGTGCGGACAAGCCCGGCTTTATCAGCATGTCGGATGTGACCGCTGAAAAGGCTGGTCAGATGGTGCCTGTGGAGCGGGTCAGAGAAGAGACCATCTATGAGACGGAACTCTCGGTTGACTCTGAAGATATTGCCGCAGGCGCCAAGTACACCATTGATGCAACCGGTGGGAAGCTGACTGCCACTGCCGGCGGCAGTGCTGAAGTGGTCAGCTTTGACGGTACCGAAGCAGGCGCCAAGGTACGCGTGCGCTTCGTGTAAGAAAGGAGAGTGAAATCAGATGAGCGGAATTATTATTTCTGAAAGCAGCAACCGCAACGATCCTCTGTTCGGCAAGTGGCAGGCGCCCATTGCCAGCTATCTGAGAAAAGAAGCCGAGAGCTTTGAGCAGATGTCTGTTGCCAAGAAGCTGTTCCGTCAGCGCAAGTCTACCCACTGGGCAGAGAGCTACGGCGGTATGACCTCGATGGGCAATTTTAAGCCCAGTGTGGAAAACGGTGACTATCCCACCACCGATTTCCAGCATGGTGACATGAAGATCATTCCCAACAGAACATGGAAGAATGCGTTCTCCATCAGCTGGGAAATGATCCAGGAC